AACACTAGTAACTGGAACTGCAAGTGTTGTTCCGTCACCAATAGTGGTATAAATCTCACTAAAATTTGAGTTCGCCTTAACAGCACCATCAATTAGACTGTCACCTGTTCCATCATTAGGCGAAGAACCAGTACTTATTCCTAACTTGGCCATGGTAGTTCTATTTGGTAAAAGTATTTATTATGATGTATAATCCCTGAATTTCAAAGGTTCAAATCTAGACAGAAGACCAGAAGAAGAAATTCCAATGATTCCATTGTTACCATAGAAGTTAAATTCTTGTGGTTGTGTTCTTCCTCCAAATACAACCTTACCCCAACTAAATCTTCCCATATTAGATGCGGAACTAATTCCACCTGCATATACGGTAAATTCTCTGGCGTCAAGGGTATCTAAAGAAGAATCAAAAGTAATTAATGTAGAAGAGAATGATTCAGCCGAAATATTACCAACATTAACAAATACTCTTCTTACGGTAGTATTACCAACACCAATAACATTTTTCTCAAGAGTGTAAGTACTCTTAACTTGATATACACAATCAATGAATGATGTAGTAATTCCAATCTGAGTTCCATCAATTCTATTAGAATTGATAGTTTCAATTGTATCAACATTTGAGTTGAATATTGAGAAATAATCTCCAGTTCCAATACCACTAACGGTGATACCAGTTCCAACATACCTATCGTCTCTCATAAACGAATCAGTAGGAATGTAGAAATCGAGGATGATTTCATCCTCACCAGATATAGTTGATAGACCAAATCCAACCAAAATACCATAATCACCAGCATAAGAATGAACAGGAATCTCTTCTCTTGTAAGAGTTGGTTCAGAGATAAAAACTAAAGGAGGGTTGGTGTTCGTATAACCAGTTCCAGGATTAGTGATAGTTACAGTATCAACACTACCACTAGAGAGTGATAATGTACCGGTAGCTCTTGTTCCATCAGAAGGATTGGCGATACTCAATGTCGGAGCAACAGTATATTCAGAGCCAACGTTAGTTATATTGATAGAAACAGTACCCAGTCCAGATACAATAGCTGTAGCAGCTGCTCCAACCAAAGTATTTTGTGATACAATTTTGATATTATTCTGGAAGGATCTTGGATTCCCTTCGTTCCCTGCACCATAAAGAGGTCTTACTGAATCAACATATGCGACGGTTGATGCCAAACTTACTGGTTGAATCAGATAGGATGAAGGGTAGATCAGAGGCTCATAATGAGTTCTGTCCTTACCAACAACCTCACCATCAATAATTTTATCTGTAAGTTGCTTACACCAGGTAACAGGTCTTAGGAGATTTGCATCAGTTGTAATACCTGGACCACTATAAGGATTGGTGAATGTGGTATCAACAGTACTGATACCAATCACTACTCTTGAATCTTCATCAAGAGAAATACCCTGACCAAGTTCTGGGTTATTATCAATATCCAGACTATCACCAGGTTTGACAGTTTCTAAGACATCAATAAACCTGACATCAACACCACTGGTTCCTTTGTAGAATAGAATCTTAGAAGTATCACCAACTTTTGGTGCTTCAGTAAATTCAATAATAGATCCACCATTGAAAATAAATCCCTTAACAGGAACTTGAAGTACGTCATTGATGAAGACAACTAATGTTTGTTCAACATCAATAGGAGAACCTGTTGCTGCAGCAATTGTGAATGGAATTTCATTTAATGTAATTTGGAAGTTGGTCTTCTGACCATCAAACTCATTATCAAGAGTATCCAGAACTTCCAATTCACCAACAGACCAAGAATTGAACTTATCATAATAAACTTCATCAATCAGAATTTGGAATCTTTCAAATGTCAAACTCGAATCTGTAGGGATTCCTATAGCTCCACCAGTAGGAATTGTCAGTCTTTCTCCATTACCATAACCAAAACCATAGTTTCTAAGTGTGAAACTAATAATACTGGAACCTTGACCAACTACAATATCAACAGTTGCACTTTGACCAGAACCAACATAACCAGGTGAGTAACTCAGTGGAATGTTGTCATAACTAAGTGGTTCATCAAATACAAGATCAGGGAGATTAGTTCCAGTATATCCTACACCCGGATTTGTGATGGCAACACTTACAATGTGACCACCACTTACTGCGGCAGTTCCAATGAACTCAATATTGGGAGTACCAGTGCTATAAGTTTGAACTCCAACATTTACAACAGTCTGAATTCCGGTTCTATATCCAGAACCACTATTAGCAATACTAACAGCAGTGATTGTTCCAGTAGAGGAGACTGTAACAGTTCCACCAGCAGAAACAAGAGGTTGATATCCAAATCCATTAGAAGAACCAACAGAAACCATCAGACCACCAATTGGATACGCACCATTGTTTGGATCATAACCAGTAGGAAGACCATCATTACCAGTAAATGTGATACTGGTAACACCAGTATTTTCTGACATCCTATAATCACCTACTTGAAGTGAAGGTGGTTGACTTCCTGTAGGTTGCTGAACAATACCATTGATAACAACAAATGGATTTAAAGTTGAAATACCAGTAATATTAGAACCACCTACCTTCATACTAAATTCACTTCTAATACCAGTGAACTGATCAGAAATATTGTCATAGATATAATTCTGATAGTATGTCTCATTGGTCGAATTCAAAACACCAGATCTCATAAACGATCTTCCTTGGAAGGATGAGTAACTGGTAATACCAGTCCAATCAGTTTCATCTGGATTTTCTGCCGTAGTGACACCAGCTGGCTCTGGACCTTTAGGTGCAGATGCAAAGTTCAAGGTGTTTCCAATAATATTGTACTCACCACTTAGTTTTTCGACCAAATCACCAATAAAGTGTGATCCTCTTGATGTTCCTAGTCTTCCTCTAAGAACGTTGACTGATGTCGTATTACCAACACCAACAGATGCAACAGTAACAATCTCATCACCAATACGAAGGTTATCACCTGTGAAGATTGAAGTTATACCTGTGAGTAAGATGTCCTGTTGGAATACAACATCTTGCGCAAGAGTTGTTGTAATACCAAAAGAAACAATTGGTGATTGAACAATATTATCAACTGCAAGAAGAACTTTCTGATTCTGTTTTGTTGCTGTAATACTATGTCCTGCACCAATACCAGTAGATTCAATACTTAGAACAACTGGGGAGAGTTTAAGAGCATTTTCACTAGTAGTAGCAAACTTAAGATCCTTACTATTTGGAGCAACAACATATAGAGTTGTTGGTAACTTATCAGTAAGACCGATACCAGGAACAGTTGTTGTAGTAATACCAATTGCTGATGTTGTTCCGGCACCAGGAGAACTATAAACAACTTCTTCACCAGTTACAAAGAAGTGATTTGGAATGGATATAGTATTATTTGTTGTTGAAACAATTCCAGGATCACTACCATCAAATCCTCTCAAGAAGATCTGATCACCCTTATGCTTCAGGTCAAATGCTGTTGCAAGATCAAATAAAGTTCCTGTGTAAGTTTTCTGATCACCATCAATATGTAAATTGTTCAAATTGATGAGATCTGGTCTATCATTATCAGTAGAGGGGTCCATTCCGATAGTGAATACTCTTACCTGAACATCAATACTTGCATTAGGTGTATATGTGAGATTAAGAGTACCACTGGTCGTATCAATACCAACTTGACCTAGAGAACCACTACTTTGAATATTTGCATATTCAACAAACTCAGATGGACTACTGACAGATTGAATTGTAATAACTTCAAATGATTCATAATTGTTGTTAGTAGTATCTTCCACAGTAACAATGTGGTAACCAGCTTCTGTTATTCCAGAGTAACTGGCGATTGTATTTGCGGTAGGAGAGCCAGATGCGGAGATTGAAGTAAATTTAGAATCTAGTTTTGCACTGTTGAGATGAGTTGTACCTGCAACACCAGCATTATCAGAAGTAGCAATAATGGATGTATTGACAGTAAGTCCAACCCCAACACTTGGAATGAGATCAACGTCAATATTACTTCCATCAACATAAGCATTAAAAGTACCAAATCCAGTTATATTAGTGGAAATGTTACCGTATTCCAAGAGATAAACGTTAGTTCCATCATGAATCAGATTCAGTTCATCTACAGAGTAGTTGTCACTAGTATCTTCAATTTGTACAAGTAACTTAGCAGATCTATAAGTATTTGGAATCGAGGCAATTGTAGTAGTTGTATTAGCAGAAACATTGACATTAGTACTATCAACTTGGATAATATCACCGAATGATGTCGTACCTACACCACTAATACTGTCAAGAATACTGAATGATAAAGTATTGATATCGTAAGAGTTGTACGCAAAGTTTATTGGATAAAATCTCAGTAACCACTCTGTAGGATCACCACTAACAACAAAATCAAATGTACCCAAATTATTTTGAGTATCAAGCTCACCATATTCTGAAATATATGCAGTATCGTTGTCATGAAGAACAGAAACAAATTCGATTTGTCTCTGGTTAGTTAGAACCTGATCTCTACAATATGTAAGAATTTTATTATAGGTATGAGTTGCAGGAAAAACACGTACATTGGAGTATTTCTCTAATCTTTCAACACTATTGAAAGTATTACTAAAATCATCAATACTCAGAACTCTATTACCAAAAGATTCATTATAATCAGAAAGAATTTTGTTTTCAAAGATAATTTCATCAGAAGTTATTGTATTATTAATATAGAATGAATTCTCAGAGACATTATCAAAATCTTGCCAACAATGGATACTCGCTTCACTGATGATATCAATAACAACCTCAACATCAGATTGTGCAGAAGTTACAACCAAACCACCTGGAACCTGTTCTTCAGATTCTACTTTTAAGTCGGCAAACTTTGCAAGACCTGCAATATGACCAAGACTACTGACTGCATCATCCCATTTGTCAAAAGCTATACTAGACTTAAGTGAATATGAAAGTTTCTGATAATATTCATTGTTTGGAATTCTTTGAAGACTATCATTCAAGAACCCGGAGTTTGTTTTCCAACCATTAACAAATGTAGTCCCTGCACCTGTTGCAACAGTCGAATTAAAGTTAAATTTATTCACAATGATGACTTCTACTCCAGAAGACTCACCAATAACTTTAGAACCAATTTCAAATTCATTAGGAGTAGAAATTACCAATCTTCTGTTAGTTGGATTCCATCTCTCAACAATACCTTTATTCTTACCAGAAGTTACAACCTCATCAATATTGAAGTTATTTGGTTTTAATTTAATGTTGAATACTGGAAAATCACTCTCAGGAATTGCCCTTCCTGAAGACCTTGGATAATCTATAATACCTGGTTTCTCACCAGACTTCAAATGACCATCAAGACTATAATCAAAGTATGCACCCGAACCACCAAGTTGAGAATCAAACCCAGTTACTTCAAATAGTGTGTAGTTATAGTTCTCGGAATTATAACCTTTATCTGTAGAACCTAGACTGACAGAGACTCCTTCAATCAAAATCTTTTCGCCAGTCTTATATCTGAACTCTTGAGACTCACTAAATTGAGCATTCAAAAATACTCTGACACTGTTAGTGGATTGTGTATAGACAATCGAAGAAATACCTACACCATTAGAGTTTTTGATCGGGATGATCGTTGGAGTGTTACTGTAAAGACCATTAGTATTCTTAAAGATATCAACTTCTGTATTACCAAGTGTGTATCTGATGTCTGCATCACTAACAACTTGATTAGTATATCCATCAAGAATGACCAACTGTGGATTTATCAAATAGTTTTTACCAGAAGAAGTAATACCAATAGTGTCAAATGACTGAAGAGATTCTACTTCCAAAACTTCTGGTATATTTGTAACTACCTTAAGTGTTTGATCAGAGGGGTAGTTGAATCCAATGTCCTCAAATCTGGTAGATAGAATTTCACCAATACTATTACTAGACAGTGTGATAATTGCATTACTACCAATACCACTTCTTATTGAAGTAATGCCAGGTAACTCTTTGTATCCTGCACCACCATCACTAACATTTATTTTTGCAATAGGGCCTAATGCACTTCTAGAAGTTGTGGTATAAGTTGAATCTGAATTTGTAGAGTTATAAAGAGAAACGTCTGGGAGATCTTTAAGTGTATATTGGAATACAGTTGCTCCTACACCAACAATACTGTGATTACCATTATAAACAGATTGAACAACCTCAATACCATTGAACGAATTTACTTCTCTATCAATAAAGATGTCTGATTTTACATTTGGAATAATGTCCAAATTATCTGTATCAAATTTGTAGTATAGTTGTGTTGGGACGGAATCAAGAACACTCAACTTCAAACTAGAGTTTGTACCAATACCAGGGTTTCCAGTCTTGACAACTTCAAACTTACTTGTTTTTCCTGAAGTAAAGAAGGTATTTGAACACTCTTTATCAGAATATAGATTCATATCAAAGGCAGAATAACTTACTCCACCACTGATAAATGACAATGAACTATCAGAAAGGTCAAAGGTTAAAGTATCATTCTTTTTAATTTGAACCTGTGGGTTAATCTTAGATAGTGTTCCTACAGATGCACTGCTGATGTCAATAAAGTTTGGATTTTCTAAATTGACTTCATACTTTTCTTTTACCAGTCTTACCTTAGTATCATTAAAGGGAACTATGTAATAGATACCTTCATTCTCAAGGCCACCAGAAGGTGAGGATGATGTATGAATGACCTTATCACCAAGTTTGAAGAACTCACCAGAGAAGTTAATGGAATTCTTTATAAGATCAACATTACCTGCGGTAAATGATTTTGGATCAAATATAATTCTTCTGTTATGATCATCATACTTGACAATTACTGTCTTATTGGTTGTTGGTTTGATGTTGACATTAACAACATCCCCTCTTGTCAATCCATGAGTAGAAGAAGTCGATACTGTTACAGTATTTTTGGAAACTTCTGCAGTAACTACTTTGTTGAGGTTTGTAGTGAACTTATGGGTATTACCGGTACCAACATTGGTGAAGTAAAGAAGTGATGTTGAAGTGTTTACACCAACATATGTTCCAGTAGAACCAAGTCCTACCTTATTAGAACTAATACCGATATTATCCTTAGAAAGTGGGACTGCATAAAGATTTTGATATGACGTGAGATTTACATAGCCTGCAGAAGTTCCATTCCAAACTTGAACAGATGATCCACTGTTTGTAGAGTAGAAAATTGAATCATTCAGTCTCAGATTATGATCAGGATAGTAGATACTTTGTGGTTCAACAAATACCTGAGTCAGACCGACACCTGGATTTGAGAAAGTGATAGTATTACCAATACCAGTTCCTAATATAGTTCCAAGTCCAACAGACTCCACAGGATCAAAGTAGAGGATATTGTTAATGTTGAATACTCTAGTAGTTTTTAATGCACCAACATTAATACTAAACTTCTTAGGATCCTCGAAGAGGATAGACGAGTTTGTATGTGGAGCACCATCAGATCCTTCTACAGCTCTTTGAACTCTGATTCTTCCTGTCTTGTTATCAATGTTTAGAACTTTTACTTTTTCATTATCAACTTTAAAAATATCATCTGGTCTGATATATGGGAACTCAAGTAGGCCATTGACATATATGTACTCGACATCATTAGTATTTGCAGTAGAAATACCAAGAGTCAATACAAAGTTGTCAGTTCTAACACCTACACGATAACCTTTATCAAATCCTCCAAAGTAAGATGAAAGACCACTTACGTTGACAATATCATTATTATTAAACGAATGTATCTGTGTCGAGAAACCAATAAAGGACCCATCGTTAAAAGGTGTAAATTCAATATCATAAAATATTGTTGACGCAATACTTACAGTGTCAACTGACTTACCATCAAGTGATGTAACTCTCGCTCGAGCACCATTACCACCACTATCTAAATTATCGAATATTACAGAATCGTTGATCTTATAGTTAGAACCACCGGTTAAGATACCTACACTTTCTACAACACCTAGAGATGCTGAGGTTACCTCTATAACTTGTTTTTTGGTAATATTGGAATTGAAGATATACTTGTATCCAGTTTCTTCATTATTGATATTGTAGTAGTATGTGTTTCTCAACCAACGATTACTTTGAATATCATATTCAGTTTGATTAGAAGATGATCTAAAATTAAAGTTGTTCGGAACCGAGTAATATGAATCACCAATCAGATAAGGGAACTGTGGTCTTCTAAATCCTTGGAAAGGACCAACAGAATCATTGATTTCATTAATAGTTGCAAAGTATGCATAGACACCATTTGGATAATCTGGTGTTACACAAAATCTACCATTGTGTTCATCAAGATCCCCAACTCCAGTGTAGACATAATCTTCAATGAAGAAACCTAAAGGATATTGAGAGACAGCTGGTCTGTTTACAATGTTAGATTTTAATTCATATCCAGACTTCATCTCCTTTACAAAACCTGAACCTGAGGCTTTAGTGAAACCATATGGACCATAAATTGGATTGCCATCATACGCCCAACCAATAATTGGTGAGTGGAATATATTGGAAACTTCAACACCATTTAGTAGAGTGAGATCTGGAGTTCCATAGTTGATATTATCTTCATCAGTTCCAGTAATAACAAAAGTATTCTCTCTTAATGGACGTGGTGCATATAGACAAGAGTATTGTAGTTCGTCATCATTAATATTTTTATCAAGAAATCCATCATCATCATCAATGACATTAAGATTTCTTTCAAACAAGTTAATATTCCACTGGTTAATCGTTGGATCAACCACAACTTCATTACCAGAAGCAGTTACCTTGATGGATGTTTTGTCAGGAACATACCCTGCTCCTGCTTTTATAATCTTGACAGATTGAATTTTACCATTCTTGAGAACTGGAGTAAGAACCGCATTTTTGCCAGTTGATGTTTGAAGTTCTAGATCAGGAGGAGAGTTATATCCACTTCCAGAATTATTAACCAAAACATCTACTATCTGACCATTATTGACAACAGGGATCAGAATTGCACCAGAACCACTAAAAAGTGTTACTACTGGTTTTCTATCAAAGTTGATAACATCAGATGAACCATATCCAACACCACCACTGGTCACGTCAATAGATTCAACATTTCCTCTGAATACTGGTTGAACCTGACATGAGAAGTCTTGGTTAGTCCTGGTAGAAACACCGGTTACACCATCAATACTAACAATGATTGGTTGGTAATTGAAAGATCCTGAACCAACTGATCTAATATCAACTTTAACATTTCTTTCATAGTAGTAATTGACGTTGGTGTTTCCAGTCCCAACTTCTGTTAATGAGAACCTATCGTTATCAAGTTTTATAACATAATAATTCTTTAACTCCACAAGACCGTCGATAGGTGTAGAACTGGATGTGTATCTTACGATTTCTTTTTCGGAATATCCATGATTTTTAATTGTAAACTCATTTGCTGCAGTATTGACACCAACAATACTTCTCTGTTTGTTTTCATATCCAGTTCCAGGATTAGTTACGACAACAGAAGTAACAATATTCTTTAGTGTTGAAGATTGGAATCTGTGAACACCATTACCAAAGAACCGTAGACGGACTGTATTAATACCAGCAACAGAGTCATCAATGGTTTCATAGAGTTTTACAGTTTTACTGTCTATAACTCCAACGTAGTATGAGGCGGCACTAGAAAGACCTCCAACGGCCATCTGACCATCAGTCAGGTAGATTACCTCCTCACTGTCTCTAAACTTGTGATAAGTAGAAAATCCAATTGTACTAGATCCCAGACTTACCTGTGCAGAATTCTGTTCCGAATTAAATAATACATTATGAGTTACAGATGAAAGTCTAACTTCTGCGGATGCATTAATACCATTACCACCAGATATGGAAACAATAGGTTTGTCTTGGTAATCAAAACCACTATCAAGAATATTAATTCTTTCTAACTGACCCTTAACATTTGTGATACCAGTTGCACCAGTTCCTACAATGTCATCAATTCTTACGACAGGGGGATTAACAATATCATAACCCCTGCCACTATTTACGATTTCAAGTTTGGTTATATTACCATAATTAACTTTATTAGGAGATTTGTAATTTAAAATCTCTACACCATTATTCAGAATACCTGTATATCCAGAAACAGTCTTATATTCACCACTCTTGTTTATAGGTGATAGTATTTCTCTATAGATTGATTGTGGTTGAAATGTTTTGTTATAGAAGTTGAAGTATTCAAATTTAACATTTGATACTGTACCATTCAATGTAACAAAAATATCATTAAAAAGATTTGATCTACTTTTTGAAAGTTTGATATTGAGACTATCAACTCTCTTGGCATAGAATATTCCTTCAACTACATCATCGAATGTTGATATAACTGATGTGGAAATTGTATTTCCATCAGTATCTGTGGTTGTAGTGACAACTTCATCTGGAGTGTAGTAGATCGCATCACCAGTATAAAAGCCATGGTCACCATTGTTCAACAGTTGAATGGTATTATTACTCGCAGTACCACTAAATGTCAGAGATCTATTATATGGATTTATTAAAACATTTCTATATGATGGAATTGAATTGGATGAAACAAGAAGATCATCATTAAACTTGGAGTAAGTATTCTGTACATTTGTAAAATACTTATTCAAATACGAATACTTCGTCGAGTTTGTATAAAGTATTTGATTTTCTACTCTATAATCTTTTGATGAATCAAGTAATGTTTGTGTATTTACTGAAAATTCTTTTCCAGAAGAGATTGACGAAACAGTTCCTTCGGTAATAATATTATTTTTATCAATAATATGAACTTTATTACCAAGTTCTAAGAGATGATCTTCATTTAAAACAACACTATATTTTTTTGAACTAAGATCAGTTAAATTGAATGATTGTACTTTCCAACCAGCTTTTATATTTAAATTCCAGTTTCTTGTTTTCTCTGTATGCTTCTCAATACCAATAGATTGAACTTGAATTGTATCATCTTTCTTGAGAGAAAAGGTTTTCTCTTCAAAGGTAATGTTCTTAAGTGCCGTAGAGATTTTTACTTTAATCTTATCTTGAGACTCACTTTGATTAACATATGCATACGCAAGATTGTACAGAGAAATATCTGTTCCCTTTTTAATTATATTACTTGTTGCAGAGATGTTAAAGAACTGATTATTGTTCTTGGTCGAGTATGTTACAATATACTCATTGTCGTCAACATCAATAGTGTCTAATGTTCCTTCTTCGGGGAAACCAATTGTCGAATCTACATCAATATATGTTGAACCAATTGAAACATCATTTAGAACTTTTGTCTTTTGATTTGATATAAAAGAACCTAAAACAGTACCGTCTACATTGATGTCTCTCTGATACCCAAGATCGAGACTGACCTGATAGTAAACTATTCCTTTGTATACAACAGGGATAACATTACTTACAGAACCCCTCGCACCACTGATATCCTGGAAAAGAGTTTTATTCTTGAGATCCATAGGATCACCAAGATATTTTTCAACAATAATATCCCTGGTTGCCCTGAAGTTTGCATTGGAAGGTGTCAGTAGGTATTCACTAGGTCTCACTACTTCTACATCTTCACCATAAAGTGCCCTGAAGAGAATTTCAAAGGATCTACTAGTTCCTTTTGATTTATAAAAACTATCTGAATGATATATAAAGTTCTCTTGATTCAATCCAGAATATAAAGGTCTATCCTCAAAACCAGGAACAACCTGGGACTTCAATTTCAATAAAAACTTCTGTAAGAATAGAATACTTAAATTCTTAATTTCTGTATTTTTAGTGTGAGTATCAGCCTCTGTTGTAGTGAATACTAACTCATCAGGAGTATTGGATCCTTCATATGATGTTACTGCACTAAAACCTCTTCTACAGTTCTCAAAAGTTGTGTCAGTTTTATATTCATAATAAACAATCTCATCGTCAATCTGAATCAAACCGTCTCTAGTTGGAAACCCTTCAGTAAAGTTTTCTACAGAGTTTGTTGTAATAGTCGTATCAGTGTATGATACATCTGCACCAAGAATTGTGGAGGTTTTGAGGTGTGTTAATTCTTCAACCTTTATATATTGATCAATATTTTGAACAATATCATATGTTCCACTTTCAAATTCTTGTGAAACATAATATTGTTTTAAGAAATCAACAAGAAGTGGGTAGTCGTCTCTAACATAGTCAGGAACTTGACTTTCGACAATATTCTGGAACTTAATTCTATCTACTGACATTCTTTATTATCTGATGAGAGATCCGTTTGTATAACTGGATGATACTATGTAATTTGTACCCGAAATATCATTACCAGAGGAAATGTTATCGGAGATAGTACTTATTGTGGAGTTTAAACTGTCCAACTGTAAGTAAAGATCTTGATAACCAATCACATCGTTTGAATATGGAGAAATAGAAATTTCAATCAGTGGAATCGCCCTATTCACAACTGTCGATATGATATTGATTGGATTCAGTTTAATTTCACCTTTGACATAATCAATAGTTCCAATTGACTGTTTCAATATGACAGGTTCTGTTGGGGAGTTCAACTTGAACAAGAACATAGATCCTGTCTTCAAATCGGTGTTTGGTCTATCGCTGAGATAAACAGTATCACTGAAACCACTAACCTTAAACCCTGATGATTTGATGTTGTAACCAAGTTCACTCTTGACGTGGAAACGATTTCCGTAACAAATTTCATATTCGGTAAAACTATTTAACACAGGTTCCAAATCCCTTCTCACGGTCACTGTGGTGATATTTGAAGTTATCGAAATGTTACTGTCATCAATAATTTTCTGGAATTTACTATACTTAAATCTTGCACCGAATCTATTCAACCCCCCAGATTTTGAGTACCTATCAATGTTCTGAATAACTTGTGTCCTAACAAAATCCGCAGAAGGTGCAACTTCTGTATTATAATATGCTTTGATATTGGTTTCAACATACAAGTATTTCAGATCAATAATCTCTGGGAGAATACCAACAACAGAATATTTCTTCAAATTCCCTATAAGATTTTCTTTAATATTAGTAGAAAGATATACACCATTATTTGGTTTCACACTTATAAAGACTTTACCATATGCTGGAGGTGTCAGAACCTCACCACCAAATGCTGATACAGATTCAGTCTCTGTATAAAGTTTAGGAACAAGAGCTTCATAGTCGGCTGCAGTAACTGCTCTGTTCTGTGATGCATAGATCTGTGTTGAATATTTCTTAACGGATTCGGTAGATTCAATATCCTTTCCACCATAGGAAGGAGTATTGATAGTTATTAATGAGATACCACTGTTAACTACAATACCATTATTATCTACCAGAGTACCAGAGAATCTAGCTTTGGTAATCCCATCTGCAACCGAACCAGCACAAACTGGGTAACTAATACTAATATAGTTTGGTTCTTCTAATTTTTTACCAAATACACCATCACCAAATAAGACCTCATATCTTTCACCATCTGTTTCTTTAAGAAAGTATACTGAAGAAGTACCATCAACCTCAAACAAACTATCTGCTAGTGTATACTTCTGTTGAATTGAGGATGTCTCCGACTCTCTTACAATGACACTCATCAAATCAGTATCAATACCTGCATTAGAAAGAATAAACTTCTGGTTAGGAAGTCTAGAACTTACAGTGAATGATTGAGTAATGTATGTTCCTTCATAAACGTCAATATTCTCAAACTCTGCAAACCCATTAGAATCTACTGGTGCAGTAACAGAACTAGGAACTATAAAGGTAAAGTTCTGACTTGCAAACCTTACACTGCTTGTAACACAGATACCTGCATTTAATGTGATAGATGTTGCAGTAGTCCCTCTTGCATCAACAGAGAAAGTAATGTTTGCCCTTGATGCTTTTCTGGATTTTGGAAGGTATCCAATATTTCTTGCTAAGGAGACAACATTCTGTCTCAATGTGGCACTATCAATGAATACTTCATTTGCCACCATGTTGGTGTTGTATGAAGTGATATATGTGTTATACGCCAACACATCAATAATTGATGAAAGGTTAGACCCTTCAAAGTCGTAATCAGTAAAGTTTGAATTCGCTTTAAGATAATCCTTAATCGAAGTCTTTATCTGATCAAAATCTAAACTACTAAAATTTACTAAAGGCATCTATCTACCTAGTGGGTTCTAATGCTAATGTTAATTCCTGTGTCGGAACATTTATTCCAACAATTTCATACTGAATAGTTGCGTCCATTGAAGCAGCATCATAGTTAGGCTTAACCAAGACTTCAATAATCTCAACTCTGGGTTCATAATTTTCAATAACTAATATGATTTCATCACGAATTATAGTTGCTGTTTGTTTATCTATGTTTTCAAAGAGAAGATCATAAACACCAGAACCTAGGTTAGGTTCAAATGGTCTTTCCCCCCTCTTTGTCAAGATCAAATTGCGAATTGATCTTGAAATTGCGGTCGTATTTTTAATCGCAATCAAATCATTGTTCAAGGGGTTAATCTGAAACGAAGCACTAATGTCCTTAAATTCTTGACTGACCCTTTGAACTGGCACAATGATACAGGAATACTGTCTTTATTTAGACAGATATTTTCAATATTCGTTTAGTATTACCTGTTGAGCACCACAAGTACACTGATGATCAGGGTGAGAACAATTAGTTGTTTCAAAAAGTCCATCGGTGTTTATTTTTTTCTTTGTGTTCTTTGGTGTGAGATTATCATTTGCAATCTCACGAAGCATGTTATCTTGATTTTCCATCTATGATAAATCCCCTACGGTAATATTCTTTATCTTCTATGTATCTGTATCCACTTGATTCTTCTAACTCTGGGATCTGTTGATCATCCCATACCGGAATAGCTATTGTATTGTTATATCTAAAGTCTGGGTTTCTTCTAAAATGAACTTCAATTAACTTACCACCAATAAACTCACAGTTAATCCACTCATACTTATCTCCTACATCATTCAAGACCTCTGGGAACTCCACAGTCCTCTCTAAGGCCTCCCATTTAGTCCATTGGTAGAGTTCATCTTTACTGTCTCTAATACCTCTTACAACTAATTTTGATTGTTTGTTTTGATAATCAACTGAGATATGTTCTCCTTCAAATATCTCACACCAAAATTCTGCAGGATGTAAATGTTCTGTGTCTTCCTTTATCTCTTCTATCTTACTGTATCTACTCATGCCAAGAATATTAAAGCATGGACGAACAATATAAAAACCAGGGTTAGGAACTTCTAGTCCAGCTGGACCACAAGTATAACCTAACACCTGGCTTAGTTGTAATTTATTATAAACCCACAGATCTTCTGGTTGGATTGAAGACCACTCCTCAGATACTGTGAGATGATAACTCACTTACCTTGACCTCTATACTTCTTCTTTGCACCATTACGAGAAGT